TTTGAATAGCGCATTGAAAGGTCTGTATAAGCCGGCGATTGCATTATTTGATCAACTTGAGATTGCTGACCGTCAATAATTGCTTGGGCTTCTGCAAGTCTTTTAGTAGCGTTTTCGCCCACTGACCCACCCTGTTTTTGAAAATCTGTAAGCATACGCATGTAGTCTGGGCTAGGCATTTGTACGCCATCAGTAGTACCGCCACCCGCCGGCATAGGACCTGCGGCAGGCTGATTTTGATTTTGAAACTGGTTAAAAGCGCTGGCAAAATCTTCATTGTAATAAGTGCCACGCGGGTCAATAGGATTGCTTGGGTCAAAAGGCTTTCTTTTATCAAAAACATTTTCAGGATTCATTAAATCTGCAACACTGACGCGGCCCATGTCCATATTCCCAGCAATTCCAGACTGATTATGACGTACTGTGTTAGTTGCTGGATCATAATCGTCATAGCTGTAACCGCTTCCGACATGACTAAAAGGCTCGCTTCTTGATCCCCCTACACTTGGTTGCTGAGGGATACCACCGGCTTTACCGCCACCGCCAGCGGGAGGCGCCAGCTTAGGTCCAGACTGTGGCGTAGGAGTCCTTTTGTCAAATAAATTGCTTGCCTGCCCTACAGCCACACCTGTGCCCGGAGTAAAGAGTGGCCCGTTCTTCGGAATAGATGTCTGAATGGGTTGGCCAGGCTGCATTGTTTGCGGTCCAGCCATGCCTACTTGTTGTGGTACACCGTTACCTGAAGCCATTATGAAATCCTCCCTACGTTCCGCATATCAAACATCATCTGATCAATGCCTTTCTTTGGCGCTGCAGCCAGGTTTAATTGATTGCCGGAAGCTGCGGGAATATTCAACTGTTGTAATTGCTGCATTTGCTGCACTGGCTGCAATTGCTGCATTTGCTGTAACTGTTGCATTTGCTGCACTGGCTGTAATTGTTGAGCTTGCTGTAACTGTTGTAATTGCTGCATTTGTTGCATTTGCTGCATTTGTTGCATTTGCTGCGTTTGTTGCATTTGCTGAGCTACTGCCTGGGGTGCGGCATTCGTTAATACAGGGTCGCTCATAACTTGCGATGCGGCATTCGCCTGAAACTCTTCAGGGAATACCTGCTCGTGTGATCCGTAGTCATAGGGATCAAAGTCATCATTGCGGCTACTAAAGTCTTGTCCAACGACTTCTATGTCGCCTCCGCGAGTGTCAGGCATTGGAGGTGTGTTTCTGGAGCCTGCGTAGGGGTTATAGTCAACCGGAATGCTGCCAACTCTGTCAGAGCCAGGGTAGGAAGGAGAAGGATTAAAATTATTCGTACTTCCGCCAGCAAACAGCTCATTGTATTCTTTTGCGTAGGCAGGCTTTCTTGCCTCAAACTCAGCAACAGCCTGGTCGAACAACCCGCCAGAGCTGTATCCAGATATACCGCCACCAAAGTCTTGAGCTTGCGGCATTCCAGCCATAGCATCGGTAGGTGCGGCCATTCCAAACGCGGAAGCAGCACTCAAGTTGTTCTGCATCGCAGCCTGTTGGCTAGGCGTAAATCCAGCAACGTCTGGGCCATAGTATGGCATGTAGCCAATCTTCTGGACCTCTTCAGCTCGCGCTAGATTCCGCTTTGTTGCGTTCTCTGCCCACGCTGGTATTTCTGTTTTTGTGGATTGACCACCGCCCTTGCCACCGCTCATATCATATATCCTTGCTAAGTGTCGTGAACGCCTCGGTCCACCCTTTGCTTAATAAGACCCTTGCCCAACCTCTACGGCCAGCAACAGTCATGCCCATGCATCCTTGCTGTCTTGCAAACTCTACCGCCGACTCGTCCATGTCAACTATCTGATTCTTCTCGCCACCCGCCAAAAAAATGTGCAGCACTTTCTTCCTGGGAAACGATATTATCTCTGTAACGGCGCAGCCGTGTTCTGCTGGCCAAAACTGCATGTATCCGTTCTTTATGGCCTCAACAATGTCCTCGTACTCGTGCGTCCCGCCACTGTACTCTAATGCTGCCTTTATCCACTTCTCGCAACGATCTAGCTCTTCTTGTAAATCTGCCATATATCCCCCTAAATAATTGGCCGATTATAGCATTTATTGACGGCTTCTGGTTATTGTAAGGTCAATTGGCTTGGACGCTGGCGCAAAAGATGTTGCAGCAGCCCCATCAAGCCATAAATCGGTATCACTAACCGCAAACCTTGCCTGCATATAAGAGCCTGCAGTTACCTCAATTTGATCACTAACAGACAATACAATAAACTGATCGTTAGCATGCACCGTAACCCTTTCTGAGTGATCCAGGTTTGTGCCATTAACAGCTACCCAATAATACGCTGTCTTCGTTGATCCGCTTGACGATTTAAGCTGCAGGTGTCCCGCAATAAAATACACCCCCGCTTCAGCAAACCTAATTTTTGTATTATCGCTGGGATCAATGCTCAATCCACCATTAGCGCTTACCGACGTAAACGATATATTGTACGCAGTGTCTGCCGACGCCGCAGTAATGCTGCTGGTGGCTGAAAACTCACCATAACCGTCAGCTAATACAATCTGCCTAAACTCACCATTCTTGGATATTACTGGGTAACCAGTTCGGTCCCACAATACGACGCCATCTTCTGCCGCCGTATCACCCGCTATGTAATAGGCCAGCTTGGTTTTAGTCCTGGCTAGAAAGCTAACAAGTCGCTCTCCCCAGGGCTTCCATTCTGGACCTAACGGGGGTGGCGGGTTCTCAGCCAGGCTCATCGCTTGCCGCCTGGGATTACATTAAGCCGCATCTTGCCTGCACGCCAATCTTTAAGCTCAGTTCCATTAATACGCATCCTGACCTGGCGACCACTAAACCTGGCGCCTGTTGGGTTAGCAAGAGCGAACGGCCCGTGGCTAACTTCTGAGTCATTAGGGTAGAACCTGGTCTTAAAGGTCAGGGTAACTTCGCCCTGGTTAAGCTCGTCCGGGATAATCTCATTTACTTTGGCGATCTGATCGCCCTGAGCAATCGATATAGGTCCACTCTCTAGGAATGTCTCACTACCATTGTGTGAGTACCCGGTCTCATGGTTTAGCACGTTACCAGCGGCATCAAACATAATAGGGTTAGTGAATACGCCTGCATCAACTGCAGAGCTGCGAGATAACTCACCAATGTTCCAGTGGCCTTCCTTGTAGTCGAACACAACGTATCGGTCGTTCTCTAGAGAGTCGGCGCTGGGGTAGAACCACCACACCTCACCAAACTGAGAGTTGTTGACTGCAAACGCCTTGCTTTTCTGGGCGTGGTTTATGTCTTTAAAAACGTGATCTGAGACATCGCAGGGCATTTCTTGTACAGATGATCCGTTGTAGGTAAAGAAGCTCTTAGAGCCCATCCAGAAGGCTCCCTCGTCCACCGCAACTGCAGCCATGCGAGATATGGTGCCGCAAGATGTACCAACTCGCTGGAAACCATAAACAGTTGGCGGTCCATTGTATGTTGCGACGTGCGCGTCCAGGGAGGTTAGGATAAGTGTACGGCCTCTCACTCGGATACCGCACATAATCTCGCCAGAGGTCTGCAGCTCAAGATCACCAGCCTGGTTAATCGCTGTAGGCGTCCAATCTGTGTTGTCTTCTCTGTCACACCACTTTACAAGGCGCGGATTACTGCCTGCACCTAGAGCAAATATAAAGCGCTCTTCAGTAACAACAACAGCGCCATTGCCTACAGGGGCATTTGTAATTGCTGCAGCGGGGGTGCCGGTGCTTAACTGCCACTCGTATATCTTACCGTCCTTTGATGAGCAGGCGATCAAATATTGACCCCAGGTATCCATGGACCAGGATGTGGCCTCTTCTGGCACGCCGTCACTAGGACGTTCTGTGCTGTAGTAAGAGGTGCCATAGAACGAGCCGCCATAGCCAAGATTCTGGTCTGCGTTAAGGTCGCCAGTGGTAAAGCTGGTAGGGGTAATGTCAGAAACTGTACCCACTTTATTAACGTGGTACAGCTTTTCATAAGTACCTGCCGCAATGTGGGCGTCTGCACTGTTGTCAGTCCACGTAAGAGCGCCTCTGGGGGCGTAAGTGAATGCACTGGCCTTACGGGTAGTCCAACCGCCAACAGGCCGCACAGAGCCATTCTGCCACCTTATGAGGTTGGCATCTCGCCACCGGCCTACAGAATCCAGGTCAGTACCATGCTTAAAGATACCTGCTGGAATGTCTACGCTAACATATGCCATTTATACTTCCTTTGCAGAGCGACGGAGGCGGCTACTTACCGCGCATCTCCATAATTTTTCCGGCACCGCGAATACCAAAACTGGAACTGATCGCGATGAATAATAAATACTGATACCACTCAGGCAGCTTGTCTAGCGCCTCAAATCCTTCAGCCACCCGGTCAATTACCGACACGTCATTGGCTGCTATTGCGTAGCCAACCATAAACACTGGGATAGCTAACACAATGGTCCAAAATTCATCCTTCCAGGAGCTGCTAGAGGCATCTGCCATCTTGCTCTCCCAGTCAGCACTGTTCTGGATAACATTCATCTTGGCGTCATGCTTGGCCTGCTTTTCCGCAGCCTTATTGGCCAGGAACGTCTTGCCAATATCAGCAACCGGGCCGATTAACGCCGTAAATATACTCACTGAATAAGCCTTTCAAGCAAAGGTGATGCAATGACCAGCGGGTAAAGAAACCACAGGCGCTTATCTATATCATCAAAGCGCTTGGTTCCAGCGTCCAGTTGCTTCTCGATGTTTTTGTATCGAGCCAGGCATTCACGTTCGTGAGCGTCTAAACGCTGGATGGCTTCTTTAACCGTTGGCATGTCTAATTACTCTCCTGGCTCTTCTTTGTCCAGGTCAGCAACTAGCATGTTGATAAATGCGTCTTTGCCTACTGAAAGTTGATCAAGGTTAAACTGAGTGGACCTGATCTTTCTGTCTAGATCATTGCA